AGAGAATCTCTATATTTTTCGGAAGCTTTGATCTGTTCATATAACTCAGCGCTTTCTTCTTTGCGCGTCGCCAGCATCTCTCGCATCTTGCGCAGCCGAGTTTGGAGGTCGCGCGTTGTGCTCTCAATAATATTTTTCTGAGCTGTGTGCGCAGTGGAACCGGCGGTGAGCGTACTTAGGGTAGCCTTCTGTACTTCCAAGAGATCTTGGCTAGTCTTGAGCAGGCGTTCGGCGTTCGCTAGATCTTCTTTCGTTGTGCCGGCAGTACGTGGATCGGGAGGAACAGACATAATAAATCCTTAAACTAATAGTAAATAGTTTTACACAAAAAAAGCAACGAAGTGTCGATGCTTTGAATTAACCAAAGCTTTTAGAGCCTTGAGGTTCATTATGCGCAGTTAATTCCTGCGAGCCGCGGCCGCGGCCGCGTGATGCGTCTTCAACAGCTTGGTTTTCCGCTTCTAATTGTTTCACCAATCTTTTCACAAACCACTGACGCAAGCCTACGGGCAGGTTATACGCTTCACTAAATGACCATGCGCCGGCATATTTTAAAAAGAAGAACTGCTCATAGACGTTCTCCATATATTCATCGGTTAGGCCAAAAAAAGTCCGCGGTCAGCGGAACCTCCAAGTCAGTCTCAAAATCGCACTGCTCACAAGTAAAAAATTGTGTCAAATCAACATTAGGGGTAGCTGCCGCAAAAGCAGTTCTAAGATGCTGGGCATCAAGTGACGGCATATTAGATACAAAATGTTCAATTGCTTGGGGTGTCTCGTCGCCATTAACAGCGACCACAATTAACCGTAATTGGCGCGTGACCGCGTTCTCTTCTCTATTTTTCTTTCTAGCGTTTTCGATCTGTTTTACTAAAACCTTTTCGTCGCTTCCATTTAAGATCCTAAAGGTAACTTCAAATTTGGTGCGCGGAAGAACTGTTGTAAACAAACCGCCGCCCACTTCAGTTGTAGTAAGCGCATCTTCAATCTCTCCATGCTGAAGAGTGGAGTCAACTAAATTAAACGAATATTTCTGAACCGCAGCACAACTAGGACAGGTAATAGAAGTATTATATTCGCTCCCGTATCCTGAAATGCGCGCCGCAATCATAATTGCGTTTCTATCGCCCACTAATAAACTATTAGGATTAATACTTTTATTTAGAATTAAACTCTCAATCACTCTGTCTAATGCGACACCTTTTTTAAGTAAAGCGCGAGAAGTAAGTAAATCTTCCTCCTTCGCCGTCATTTGTTTTATCTCAATCGTATCCTGCTTATGAAGCGGATGAGATTCGGGATAAAAGCGCCCTTTTGATGGCAATTCTACAAATTCAGTAGGAACCACAAAGGAAAAACCAGAGCCATCGCTCGCCTGTTGTGTCGCTTGGGGAGCGGGGTTAGCTGCTTGGGGGGTTGAGGGGCCCAAGCGATCTCTATTTCTTGACAATATACACCTCTATATTATAAATATTATACTACGTTCCGCTACTAATGTTAAATGCGGATTGAGCAGCATCTCCATTCAACGCGGAGGCTCCGCCGGTAACTTCAACACGGGCCCAATCATACTTCAATACCAGATCGAGCTGGACAAGCTCATCGGAGCCATATTCTAAATCTCCGAACTTAACCTCTGTAATAAACGCATTCCACAGTTTCCACGTTTCAATGGCCGCGCCGAGAGCATCTAATTGAGTAATAGTTACATCTCCTAGGGCGCCAACGGCCTGTCCCTTAGAAATCGTAGCCAACGCGGCTGGATCGATAGCATTGCCGGGCACAACATAGCCTGACTGTTCCAAAATTCGGGCCATGGTGACCGTCATATCAGGACTCACCGGATCCACAATACTTAAACTTACATCCTGCCACGTAACAGAGCCAGGATAATAAAAAGTATGGTTTAAATACTTGTGTTCAGTAGTCGAAAGCTGGAAAGATGGCTTGGAAACGGTCTTTGCGTACCAAAGCACACTTCCGTTTCCGTTAGGATCGGTAATGTTGTTAAAGCTGACCTGAAATCTAAACTTTCTTTTAGGATCCTTTGTGGTAGAATCGTGGGCCTCGGTCCAGAATGGCATATTTTGTTACTCCTATGTTTTTAATTAGTATTTCTAATATTTTTAGTCATCAAAAGATGCACCCGTAGATGCGATTACGAAATCAATTGCGATGAACTCAATTGCACGTGCTGGTTTAACCATGATTTTGGCATATAGAATGTTCTGATCAATCAAATCAGGGGTAGTGGTACTAGAATCTAGGATTAGACGATAGTCGGTAATACCAAACTGAATTTTAACATTAGCTAGAAGCGGCTCGATTAGGCCTTTAAACCTGCTCCAAGTGGCTTCCACATTCTGCTCAAAAAGAACCTGCGTAGAAAGAATCGAAATCTGCTTCTTAAGATAGATGACGAGCCTACGCACGTTAATTCTATCTAGAGCACTTTGGCGCTCTTGAAGAGTCTTCTGGCCAAACACCACAATTCCCGAAGAGGGGAATGACGCAATCGGATTGATCCGATTATCATAGAGAGTGTCTCGCTGCTTCGATGTTAATCTTTCTGTGATGTTAACGATGGGAATTCCAGCCGCACCATCAGAAAGGCCACCACGATTGAAACCGGCTGGCGCAAACCAGAGGTCAGATTTCTTCTGTGAGCTAGCCAGGGTACCCATCATAGCGACAGAGGGTGGGATCCACACAAGCTGGCCAGTATTAGCATCCCGGGTCTGTACCCAAGGATAGAAGGTGCAGCCATAACTTGAATCAATTCTGCGATCTCGCAGTGCTGTTCCAGCAGCCTGTGGCGTTGTACCAATTCTGGCTGTCTTCGCCAATTTCTCTTCATGTGGGGGGATGTAGACATTGGCAAGATCAATAATTGCCATGGCATCTGAACGTTCTTCACAGACGTTTATCATATGTGTTGTAAGCGAATCGTGAGTGAGTCCAGGAGTGGCCAGAAGGTTCATGTTAATAAACTCTGGATCCGCCACTGTATCGATGGCGCGCTTGTAAGTGTTATAAACGTAGCTGTTCTCTTGAGTAGAAGCATTGCTAAGTGACTTATTATAGAACGGATCGGGCTTGAAAATGTCTACAGCATCAAAGCCGCCCCAGAAAGGAGCAGTGAAACGTCTCAGCTCGGCTGTGTCTAATAAGGCGGCGGCGCCGTTAATAGCAGTATAGCTAACACCCAATGTGCGCGAACCAGAGACGAAAGCAAAGCCACCGGTACTGGAAAAATGTTGAATATCGTCCATTGTAAAGATGTACGAATATGAATCAACACCCGAAATAGTGCTTCCGACTGGATCACTATTCAAGGACGTAAGCCAAAGTCGGTGCGCGTCAGCAACACTCGGATCGGAGCGTGTGCTGGTTTGTGTGCGTGTGGTGGAAAATCCGAAATAAGCATTCGTCTGGTCGCTTAAAGAACCATCAGAAGCCGAGAGCCGTAAACGATCGCGAGGGAAGGCTAGCGTGCCGGTTAACAAAGTGCGGTCTCCTGGTGTGACGTGGTTTCTTACAAGCCTGACGCCTCCCGATAAGTAATTGGCCTGGATCCCTCCATATGTTTCATTCATGGGCCTCGCCGGAGCACCCACGGCGTTTTCTGTACCAATATAAATATAAGCATTTTTAACTGCGCCCTGGGCCATGGCAACGATGCCGGCACCTCCACCAGATCCAGTCAAGCCAACCCAGTCTGTAATAGTACTAAAGCGGGGAGGACCATAGTAACCCCAAGGCAGAAGAGTGGCTTTGTCGGCGCCAGACTCTACATCTTCGTTCATCTCGACATATACATATTTGGACTGATTAGGATATTCGCCATATTGTTTTAATGCTCTTGCGGTTTCGTCCCACTGATGGTATACATCGCCAATTCGGCGCGCAACAAAGTTGGGAGAAGTGGGATCCAGACGGAGGTTGTCAAATCTTTCTAATACTTGAACATTGTTGTCAGTGTCCAGGAGAGAGCGAATCACAACCGAGAACGTTCCATAATCTGTTGTCGTGCTAGTCGAAACCCGAATGTTCTCAATCGAAACCTTACAATTCTTGCTGAGCCATGCTCCATGGCCGCGGCCAACGAGCCTAAAAAGCTTCTTTGCCATAGTGGGCTTATAGCCAGCGGCGGCGCCCAGATCCTGGCCGATGAACCAACCTGCGACGGCCTCGTTGTAGCTAATCCCACTCATACCGGCTGGGCCGCGCGGATCCGAAGAGCCAGAGCCAAGAGGAAGAATGACAGCCTGCGTTTCAGCGGAAGTAACATCGGTGCCACCTCCAGTTAAGCTATCTGTAAGGCCTTCTCGTAATTCCTGTTCAAATGATTCGCCGAGGAAATATTTCTTTTCAGCAGAAGCGGCATAAAAACTAGATGCGCCGGCATTTCCCAGCTGAGAATTCGTATTGAACTTTTTACGCAGGAAGTTTTCAGTGTCATCACTAAAATTGAATGTAATCTTCTCCTTGTATCCTCCAGATCCGGTAACAAGAACAGTATAAAGACCATTAGCATCGGAGCCGATAACCATTCCAACGCCGGCGATGGATGACAGGGTGCCGGCTGCCAGACCGCTGCGGGTTGCAATTCCTTTACTTCCTGATGCTGCGGAGCCGCCGCGCAAAGTACCGCTCAAATAAATAGAGGCGGATGTATCCACATACCAGACGGCTGCTAGCTTTCCAGTTCCTAGGGTCGCATCAGATCCTGAAGTGAAAACAAACATTCCATAAGCGCCACCGTTTTGTGTGAGCTGAGTGGTAGCGGGGGTGTTTGTGGTTTTCCAACCGGCGTAGCCTGCGACAGTCGCATTGGTGTTCTGCGTACCGAGTAAGCGCATATAGGTAAGGGGAGCGACATTTGCTCTCAAAAATGCTTTGGCAGCATAGGTTCCATACATCGGCGATTGGCGGTTGCCGTTCCGATAAACGTCGCCGCCTCCTGATCCTGGTACGGTTTCTCCAAACAATTCCACAAATTCTGAATAAGACTCCACCTGCACTGGCTGCATCGCAAGACCACGAGTCGAGCGACCAACAATAACGGGGCCGATAGCATCAGCTGATTTGGGCACAAAAGAGTTGTCTATCTCATTGATAAACACTCCAGGAGATACAAACTTAAAACTCTTCACAGACATTACAGTGTTCCTCTTTTAAAAAATGACTTAATTGATACGTCAATCATTAATTAAATAGTATTTTTAATCTCAAAAAGCTTCACGAATCCTAATAAAAGACGTTTTTCACTTCAGGAACTAATCTTCCCAAAAAGTTATATTTCCCTTGGGAACCGTCGACTCTGAGGGGAATTGATATTCCACAACATTTTCATCTACTCTTACCAAGGGCCTGTCATCACTCGGGCCATCTCCGATTAAGTAGGCCAGGACTTTAATAGTAATTTCACTCGTAAACATGCGCAGGTCTTCGCCTAGATTGCTAACATTATTGTTATGAGTAAACCCTTGGTCAATGAACCCCTCATAGAGATGTCCATTTCGTCGCATAACAAAAGCGTTAATCTGTCCTGTGCGAGTAATAAAGGGGGTCATCAAATCATTCATTTGTTGTTGATACTCGGTTTTAATTACCACTTTATAATCCACATTTATATATACGGGAATGGGAATCGAAAGAGACTTAATAACCACTTTAGTATTAACTCTCGGATAGTATTTCTGCTTGCTTTTCCCGATAGTGCTCCGCATTCCGGAAGCTATAGCAAAATTTTGCGTTTTACGTGGCACGATTTTTTGTGCAATCACGAGTCTTCCAGACCGACCATTGTGATCATCTGAATAAAGATTGGCCTGAAAGGATCCTTTGCGTGCGGGATCTTTAGCGATTCCTGTTCTTTCCACACTTAGTATGGGAAGCTTGAGTGCGCCGGCATCATCTCTCAAGTTTTTATTGTGTTTAATTTGGTACGCTCTTTCGGGTGCTTGCCATAAAATGTTTATTTTATTGAAGCCTTCATTAGAATTGGTGGATAGTCCAATCTGCTTTACCCAGTCTACAAATGCCTGATCAATATCTTCCAAAGAAGATCCCAACATCCCTACCTCGCTTAAAGTATAGTTGGCCCTATCCATAGGCAATAAAGCAAAATCAAAGTTTTTAGGTAGCATCGAATAGTCCCTTCCTTGCGCGCTTGCAAGTGGCCGCAATTTCAAAGCTGTGATCAACTTGGCCAAAAAGCTTTTTAGGTTCGGATAATTTCACAATTTCATAAAAGAAATCGCCATAAAGCACGAAATCGCCCTCTCGTACATACAAGTTTTGATCTTCGGTTAACCTACGACGATGAAAGTGTACAGCAATTTCCCAACTTTTATCAATGCCGATGTTTTCCATGTAACTCGTAGAATATTCAGTAAACTCAATTAGCGCATATACTCTAATAGGAGGCAAATAAGTCTTTTCAATCGCCTCTCCATACAGCTCATTAAAGTTGGTGGTGGTTAGATCAATGGGATAATAAAGAATTTGTTGACCAATGACCTTTTCAATTAGCTCATCATTTACTTGTTTTACAAGATCTCGCTCTTTTTTTCCTAAGAATAGCGGTGGAGGTGGCTGTTTCGGTCTTTTCCATTCATCTGCCATCGTTTAGTTATCCTACAAAAATGCCCAACGGGGTCACCTTGAGCACATTCGTGGCCGCGTCTGTAAGCTCCTGATCCTGCTTGGCCAGTGCCGGGTATTCCACCTCTTTGAGCATTTCCCTAAGCTTCTCTTTCAGTTCAGTCTGCTCGTCTTTAGCCTGCGAAAGCAACTCGGAATGATTTAGTGTGACGCTCTCACCTGGAATCGGCATAGTTGTAAATTTGCCTCGAATCTGTCCTAACATTTCCTTACATAGCGCTAAAGAGTACTTTCTAATCCACTGCTTGCCCATCGAATTAATATTAGCATAAGGTACGTTATCAAAGGGAACCGTATTTAAGTTATTTACGCCTTGAATTCCCGTATCATAAGAGCCAGTCTGGTAAGGCTCCATATCAACATAAAATTTCACCCACATGCGATCATTATAGCCATCAAATCCAAAATTGCTGGGAGTTGGGAAAAGGCGCAACTTATTATCTATAAGCTCATATGAATAGTGAGAAGTTCTAGTAAAAATGGAATCCTCGTACATAATGGCCTGCATTTTGTTTTGCCATGTGGGGATAATCTCAAAAGTAGAATCGTCAGCAAACTGTCCGTAGGTGGACATATTTCCGACCACACCAATGCCCCCATAGTACCCAAAGAAGCGCCACATGGCCCGTGGAGAGCGATAGAAAACTCTTGTCACTAAAACACGCTTGTTGCCAACTTTTCCAGCATACGGGACAGGAGTGCCGCCATCATCTACCCCTGAAGCGGAGGCATCTTTGATAATTTTCTGAATATCATAATCTTGTTGACCGCGGGCCGGCCTAAAGGAAGCCGAATATTGCGGAAATGTGCCTCCAAAGCCTCCGGCGCCGGCAGCCCCATCGCCTACGCGGCGCGAATAACCCAAAGAAAATCGCGCATACTGGAGACTGGCACTTGTGGGGCCTGAAGTTCTCTTCCCTCGATGATCAAACGTTCCGGTCTGAGATCCGAGAATGGAAGACAAGACATTCTTTCCCTGGTGAAGATTAACTATATAAGAATATTCGAGGACGGCTTCTTCATAGGCGGCGTACACATTCGAGGGTGTCAGCTCAATATCAACAACATCTCCTCCTAGTTTCTTATATACATATTTAACCTGAAGGGACGCTCCACTTAAAAATGGGATCGAAGCATTATAGACTCCAAAGGGGCACCCTTGCGCTACTTGCGCGGCAGAGCCAGTGGAAGTGAGAATAACTGCGCTGGTTTGTGATCTAGGGCTTAGGTTGGTGGGCATTCAAAAATTCTCCCTCACTATAAGTAGTAATCTCACTAACAAAATTCCTACACAAGTATAGGCGCCCTGTTAAAAGGAAAATTATTTATGCAGTAGCCGTAGTAGTCTTCTTTTTTGTGGATCTTTTTCTCGTTGAAGTTACTGTCTTCTTGCGAATTGTTTTCTTTTTGGCTTTTGGTATTTTGGGGGTTGCGGCTTTAGTCTCGACTACTTCTGCCGTTAAAGTTGGAATAGGCGCAGCTATCGGCTCGGGGGCTGGGGGCCCAACCTTAATCTCTTCCTCTATGGTTTCTGAGGTGTTTACCGGAGATGTCGCCATTATCGCGGTTCCGAGGCGCGATCGCGGGTGAGCCGAATGTTTTGCCTTAAACTTATTGGTTGTAAATATTCTTCTTTTCTTGCCCATAAAAAACTCCTGTTTTGTGTAGTAACTAGTCCAAAAAAGCGGAAATCTCAAAAAATTGGGGGCGAAAAAAATGAGAGGATCGTGGTTTTCATAAAAAACCCCCAATCCGAAGAAAGGGGGTTAAATATAAAATATTCCAACCTATGCTGGGGCGGCACTTCCGTAATATTCGATAGTCACAAGAACAGAACCAGCGGTGATGGCCGCTGTGCCGTTACCGGTGCTGTCATTACACAGAAGCACTGATGTTTTAGCACCAACATCAATACCGTGCTGGATGGAGTGTATTTCGGTATCCCCAACGGTACCGCCAGACGAAGCGACGAGGGCGCCTGAGCCATGTCCAGCACCGATCAGTTCTGTTGGAGATGTCGATGCTACACCGCGAGCGGTGTTGGTCGTTGCCGAGAGGTTTAGCTCACATAAGAATGTAGCCACATTAGCCAATTCTGTAGCAGTAATGGCTGACGAAACAATCTTGGCATTTGCCGGGAGTGTCTTGCTCAAGTAGCAAATCATACCATGATCCGTAGCGGTGGATGCACCAATCAAGGTTACCTCCTCCTGATAGATGTGATATCCAGCAGCTTCACTTTTCTTTCGGACAGTGAAATTGCCGGAAGTACCCGTCGATAGTGTCGTGGCCGCGGCGTCTCCAGCACCACCAACGATGAAATCTTTAAGCGTAGATGCATTAAGATCTAGATCTCTCTTTAAATTCTGAATTAGTGCTTGAGTTCTAGCCAAGCCTACTCTTTTTGTTCCCATTTTATAATCCTCCATTTGTAATCATATCATAAAATAATACGAGCCCCGAAGGGCTCACATGTAAGTAGTTTTAGGCAAACGAAAGCCCCCGTCAAAGACGGAGGCTTTACATTTATATTGCTACTAGGGTTTAGCTAGTTGCGCCGGCTTCACCGATCAGGCCTCGGACAACCACTAGACCATAAAGATCTGGACGAACCATCTTCTTGGCATAGCGAGTCATCACGCCCTTACGGGGTACGAAGTCCTCTGGTCCAAAGATAGTGGGTGTGGTCTGCAGTGGCACGTATGGAGCGTACACATATCCGCTTTCAAGGAAAGAGGATCCGCGACGACCAACGAGAAGCACGTTTCGCAGGAAGTAGGGGTCAACAATGACATCAAACTTCTTGGAAAGGCTACCAACCTTAACCGCACCGATCGAGCCAGTCTCATCATCATGAGTGACAGAAGCACGGAATCCAGCAGTGAACTCAAGGACGTTAGCGATTTCGGGTCCGCAGACAACGAAGTTCGCTCCACCCCGCAGAGTCTTGCGGTGGATCTGGGCTGACACATCATTGATGGTCTCAGCAAGAGTCTCATACCACTCGCTAACTGTACCAGTGAAATCGGGAGCAGCAGAAGCAGCACCAATTTCAACACCAGTTTCGCGGTTCAAGAAAAGACCAGGAGCACGTGACCAGTAGTAAGTGGCAGCAGTAGCGCCATTTACAAGATCAGAGAGAATCTCACGATCAATTTCGAGAGCGATCTGCTCGGACAGAATGCTGGTAAGCTCAACCTCGGCATCAAGGTTGTGGTAAGCATTAAGGTCTTGCCCTAATTCTGGAGTCCACTTAGCCTTGAGCTTCTTGGTCTGTGCGGTAACAGCGATACTATCCACCTTGATGTCAATCTCGGGAATCGAGTCAGAACCTTCCAGTCCCCACGTTACAGTACCCTCGATAGCACCCATTGCGGTACCAACCGCACGGAAAGCATCAGTAATGGGATAATTAACAACCATACCCGTACCAACACCAGCATTCGAACCAGTGACACCATCCAGGCAAAGACTGGAGATGAAGTACATCTGGACACGATTAGCTGTTCTGTCACTACCTGTAATCTGAGTCATGCGACGAAGCTGACCAGTGTTAGTGGAAGTGAGAGTAAGAGCACCACCTGGATTGATAATCGCGTCACTAACACCATTAATAGATGCCGAGATCGCTCCGAGGTTGTCATAAGACAGCTGACTAAAGGCAGAAGCATCAGCGTCAATTCGAAGAACCCAGCGCGCCGTAGCCGAAGAGCTAAGAGCGATGAGATCCGGATCCCAAAGAATTGACTTCTTCTGAGTCTCGGTAGAACCCGTAAGACTGAAAGACTCCATAATCTGATAGTCAACAGACCTACCGGTACGCCACGTGGAAGAGCCAGATGGAGACGCATATGCGTAACCACGAGCACCAACGGTACGTGGACCACCAAGATCCTGCTTAAGTGCACCAACCAACTCGACACCACCCGTGATTTGAGAACCGACCTGATTCGTACCATAAATGGACTTATCAGCAACGTTACCAAATCGACCATCCACGGTCTCGGTTGCTCCCAAGTTAGGGGAGAACACGAAGTCCAGGAAGAAGATGAGTCCACTTGGGAGACTCATGGGCTGAACGCTAACGAGATCGTTAGCAATTAAGCCTGCGAAAACACGACGAACGATGGGGAATGCGACGGCGGCAAAGCCTTCAACATCACCAGCACTCATACTCACTGCCTCGCGGAGAAGCTCTTTAGCCTGATTTTCAAGCAGCCGAGCCATTCCAGTTTTTTTACGTTCACTACCAAGACCCTCTA